GGTGAATGCTCGACACCTGCGCACCAAATCAAGGTGAGTCAGGATGTGAGGTTCTGGAGCGCTCTCAACCACTGGCACTGGGGTGTCCTTGTACGCGAATCCATACTCAAATGCCCCCACGCCACGTCGCACACACAGGGCGGATTCGAGTAATCCGGCGCATCAGAGTATTGTGATCGACGCCATCATGTCGTACATCGTACTGCCTGAAGGGTGCACCATTGCATGGTGCTGTGTTACCGGCTGAGCATTGACTGCAACAACCGCCTGGCAATTCTGGAATGGAGCGATGACGTGATTGGTGCGTGAATGGCGCAGTGAGAGCCTCTTGGCACTGCCCGATACCTCTTTCCCAGGTAGAGTTGCCAGGCGGAGATCGATCTGCCCAGCCCATGACCACAGAAACAGGTCAGCGATGGCCCGCACGGCCACGCCATTGCTCTGTGCCCACCGGATTGCCGCTAAACCCCGAGCAACTTTTTTCCGGACCGGGTTGTATATGATTGCTCGGATCTCGCTCGCGACGCTGGACTTTAAACTCCTATACCCTTTGTACCCGGGACGGGACGTGACAGAGTCATACATGTTCAGATCTGATGAACCTACAACCTGACGCAACCGGTTATGCCCAAACGTCATAGTCGTCAGTCTCCTGGCCAGTGGAGACGCCATGTCAACCTGGCCTCGGTACGCCCACATCGCAAACGGGCATGGGTACGTGTGATTGAGGATGTGGAATCCACTCTTCAGCAGATTCTCATCGCGCAAGCTCCGTGCGACCTGATACGAACCTGACTCTTCAACCAGTGCAACGTAGTCACGCTCTGACGTGATTGGCCCCCTTGAAAGGTCTAGTATGACTTCGAGGTTGTACGAGTCACACTTCTGGACACGACGGCGCAGTGAGCCGATCCCAGTGGGCCCAAGGAGGTATGACACCAACTCCGTCCGGTCGACTCTGGCCATTGACTCATCGATCAGCGCTGACGGCATACTGGCCGATACCTCTTCCAGGAGATTAGCCTCGTATGCGCCTTCTCTCAGTATGACCTCCAGTGCATCAGCCAGTGCCTCGTCTGCCTCAATCATATCTAGGGATAGGAATGGCTCTGCCAGTCCCTTCTCCCTAGACGCGTCACGGAATGCGCTCCGGATGGCAGAGCTAGAATCACGATGTGTCGCAGCCGACAACTGGGACGGTGCATTGAACACTGACTTTGCTGACCTATGAGACTTCTCTTGGTCAAGTATATGGTTGAACATCTTGGACAACCGAGGGACCCGGACAATGTTACACAGGACCCCTACGACTTCGATATACCACGTTAGTGGGTCCGCTGCACCTGTTGCCATCACACTCGTGATTGGTCGGATACCCAACCCATTGAGAGCAACAGGGGCTAGCGCCAGTGCAGTCATCACGTAACTGGGCTCTTCGACCAAATCTGGGAGCACTCGGTACACCCACATGAACGACCTCATCGCTGCCAGGAAGTAGGCGACAAAAGGGTCTGCACCTTGACTCGCTGCTGAAGCTGCAGTCCCAAATGCTGTTGCTATGTTATCTGTAAGGGACGCGAATCTTCTGCTATAGTCTTTATCTATCCGCATGATTGTCTTGGTTGCATGCATGACCTGTGCACCGTCTATGTACAGCTCATTAAGATACACAAATTTGATGGAAGAGAAGAAGCTCTTGACTTCATCCATCACAAACCCCAGGGACAGATATGTGCTAGCCAGCATCGTGCGTGCTCGTCTTGCCTTATCGGTGCATTCAACCTGTGTCCCCTCAAGCGCCACCACTGTTGCAGCATCGTCAATTAGGCACAGAATGTGTGCAGCCTCTTTCTTGGACAGGATCCCTGATGATCTGAGTCTGTGGGCCCAATATATAAGGATGTGCGCATGCATTGTTGTGTCTGAAGTTGCTGGCCACCCCTGTATGTTCCCACCTATGCACTTATCAGCACGTTTGATGCCTCGTCTATCGCAAAACAGCACCAGCCTGTCCCATAGATCAACTTGAGCACGGGGGTTCTCACACTCTGTTGTGCTGAGAGCATACTCCTGCCAGGCATGGAACATTGACCGAGGCATTTTCGGAGACCAACCAGATATATCTGTGGACGTGGCGAAGGCATGGGTGCTGCTTGTGTTTGACACAGCATGAGCCATCGCCTGAAACTTCTTCTTATGCTTGACTAAGTCAACGCGTATGGACACGCCTGGCGTTAGGGCAGCCAATGGCCGCAGGCTGTGGTCAATTTCTGTGAGATACTCACGGACTGTGTCTGCTGCCGATAAGGTCTCCCGGACTTTCTCCCCAGGCTTAGTGTTCTCTGCCTTGCCCGCCTCTGCCGCGATGATGTCGTCTTCATCGGTAACCCCACCGGCGAGGACCCGGGTCCTCCACTCCTCCATGGTCTCACCATTGGATAGCACAGCCCCATTGAACACCGCACTGAGCAGTTCGTTCTGATCTATCTTCGAGAGAGTTCTCGACCGTGCCCGGTTCATGTATGCTCCTAAGTCAGCAACTACCCTGGTACTGTCCTTTGCATCCAGCACATGAAAATCGCCCGTATGATCAAACGGGAACTCTTTGCTGATCCTGACTTCGCCCCATTCCGATTCTGGCGGCAGAGTCAGATGTCCTTGGATGCACCGTCTATACCAGCTGGACTCGAGAAACCCCATCCCCTTGACTGATGAGTACTTCGGCAGCTTCTTCCTTTTTGACACGAACCTACAGAAATCATAAGCAGCGCAGAAGCTGATGAAACGATGCAGCTCGGCTGAGTCGAGGCTATTCTCTGTTGAAGTCCGCTCTATTAGAGTCTCATGCAGCAAGAGTGCATCTATATCCGGCGGCGGGAGGAGGTGGTACAATTTGAAGAACTCCGCCCGCATCCTCTCAGGGACACCAAACGAGTGCACTAAGTCCCACCACGTAGACGTGCATGGGTACATAGCCAACATGTCCCGCTTCAGGTGCTCATCACGGGCTGCCCAGCCGCAGTCAATTGGGGCATCTGACTCACACGCGGAATTCTGCCACCTTGTGTAAGCAAGATGCATGTGCCTCGCCACCTGTCTAGCCTCAGCATTGCTTGAGATTGCTCGTGCAATCCACGCCATGCACCTGGCGAGTTCCACTGAGTAGTCAGTCCGTGTCGTTGCGCCGCACACCCGATGAGTGGAGAAAGCCCACACACTATTAGACCACGAGATCATGCATGTACGGAAGTATGCGCAGCACGAGGGATCGAGGACTAGCATGACGTTATCGGTGAATATTACAATGAGCCCGGCATAGTTATAACATGTTGCATCTGGAAGGACAGCCCCAAGTGTGTCAGCCCGGTGCCTGTCAATGGGTGCTGCAGATTGGACTTTCTCTATCATAGCCTGGAGCCGGGAGTTCACACGGCGAGGTGGGGCAGCCCACAACCTCCCATACTTTACCCACATTGGGTGGGAGCGGGTCAACAACCGCTCTGCTGCGTTTGCCCATGCCTCTGCCAGGGCGAAAGCAGCAGGGGGTGACTTCGTGATTGGCGTGTCCCTGTACACTTCTGAGAATGCACCTGGGGCAATCTTCTGGGAAGCCAACTGGTGATGGATGAGCTCACTTGCTCGCTTCCGAGCTATTCTAGTTGTCTCGTCCTCAAGGTACACCCTCTTGTCAGTATATGCCCGGTGCATGAGCCAGAAAACTGCACGTTCGTCTGTAAGGACTTCCTGGGGGGTATTGGCCTCTACTGCTGCCATCATGTCCAGGATGATCCGCTTAGCGGGGCCTGGGGCGGTCAGCCGTGCATGCGTGGCCATGCGGCCAATCTCCGCATCGAGCAGGTACTCCTCCAAGCTAGTGTTCAGCCTAGGCATTGCATCACACACATCCTGGCCATCTAGGGCAAGGTCAGCAAGGTGCTCATAGTCAGCTCGAGCAGCCCATGCAGACTTATTGTCCACTCCTAGGACATCACACATTTTCTTCGCAAGTCTGGTGTCATGGGTCGCGTTTGCGAGTGAGATGAGCTTGTTCCTTGCTTGGTGCAGGTACCTGGGTCTCTCATAAACTCTAGCCATAGCAATAGAAAGGACATGGATTATAATGAAAGCACA